ATGTCCTACAAATAAATAAGCAAACTTTTCAGGAATATTATTAATATAATCAAATAACTCTTTATTTTCAAACTTTTTTATAAGTTTATAAACATCTAAATTAGCTCCTTCAAATAATACTTCAACCGGTGTTGTTAATTCTAATTTTCCATTTTCACCAGTTTGATTATTTTTCATATCATAACTAGTGTTCTCAAATACTTGTTTAGAATGTTTAGATGATGTTAAGATTAAATCCATTCTATTACAACCTTCAATCCATTGGTGGGCACAAGCTGTAGTTTCAATTCCTGCTGTAAGTCCAATATTGTATTTCCCAACCTTTTGAAATTCATTAGGTACTGTAATTTGACACCAAATATCGGGTTGTTGTTGCATTTGAGGAATTATATATTTTTTCATAAAATTCCACTCCTTAAAGTCACTTAAAAAACCCTTTCGTGTATCTCCCCATCTTTGAGATAGAATCTTAACATCATATTTATTAGACTCAATTAATGCTTTAACAAAATCTCTACTTCTAGCTCCATAACCAGAATATGTGTCTATTGGACAACTTATGTAAAATGTATTTTTCATTTAATATATTAGTTTATGTTGTAATTGTCTTGGTTTAAATTCATCATCCTGTAAGAATACGAAATTTTTTCTTGGTTTCCAAGTAGTAAATAATTCTTCCATCCCATCTGCAAAAGTGTTAGCCATTTTTTCTGCTGTAAACCCAGCTTCATCTCCTATAGCCCATTTTCTACCACTTTCACCTCTTTTTAACCTTTCTTCTGGAGACATAGAATATAAAGTTTTAATATTTTGGTATGCATCTTTAAAATCACATCTACTATCCCAAATATAAGGTGTAACCATTGATCCTACCATTCCTAATGCTTTTGGATAAACTGGTAATACCCATTCTCCATGTTTAGTAAATGTGCCGTTGTGATTTGATGGAATTTCTTTACTATTAGTATACCAATTCCCGTCATGATCAATAAATCTCATTTGATCTTGCATTCCTCCAGTAACATTAGCTATAAATGGAGTGCTTGTAAGTAGTGATTCAGTTAATGATAGACCCCAACCCTCAGCAGCTGATATTAAAATTACAGCATCCGCCATATTATACAAATAATTCATTTGAGTATAATGAAGTTTTTGTTGAGATATTACAACCGTATTATCTTCAGGACCCATTAAATATTCTATTACAGCCGGTAAATCAGTACCATGTTCACTTCCAGGTTCTGTGTGTAATATGAATAATGCTTTTTTCTTATTTTCTTCAGTAAGATCATCTATAAATAATTTCCAAGCTGCTAAAGCATCAGGTATAGATTTTCTTCTAATGTTTCTAGAATTAAAAAATAAAATAAAATCTTTTTCTTCACCTCTTGTAAATTGAGACCTAAAATCTAAATAATCTTTTGTTTTTTCCTTTAATGGGAAAAACTTTTTAGTATCTAAACCATGGGGTACATATTTAATAACTTTATCATCAGCTTTATTTCCTAAAACAATTTTATTAATTGCTACTGTTTGTTTTGAAATACCAAATAAAGCATCACAGGATTCATAAAATTCTTCGTTATATTGGGGTGCTGGCATGTCATCCCAAATATTTAAATATGCTATTGGAATTGATGTTCTGATTTCTTCTTCCATATTAAATACCCATTGAAAATATCTTGGGTCAGTAATTAAAAATATAGCATCTGGTTTTTCTAGTTTTATTACTTCTCTTAAAATATCAGGTGTACCATATCCATCTGTTGGGTATAGTTTTGTATAAGCATCCTCAATACCAATCTCTTTATTAGTTTCACTAGACACATCTGCAATTTTTCCTTTATCTGGATGTTTAACAGATCCTGCTAATTGAACCCAATTATATCTGTGAGAAGTATTTACTACTATTTCTCTACCAATTTGAGCAACCCCAGAATGAACTCTAATATCATCTGTTAGCAATAAAATTTTCTTTCTATCACTTTGTTTAATATAACCGTCTTTCATTTATTTTTAGTCTTTAATTTCTAGATTAATTTGATTGTTTATTTTTTTTCTAAAATCTTCATCTGTAAGATACAAAAAGATAGCTCTATCAGCAAGCTTTTGGAAACTAAATTTACGTTTTACACACTCAATTTTAAAATTTTCGAATAAGTTACTTCTCACTTTAACACTAGTTAGTGTCATTTCTTTACTATTTGTCATAATTTTTATATTTTAATATTTGAATATACATATATGCGGATTCTAAAATGTCGCGGGACATAAATGAGTCTTGTGGTATGCACACCAATTACAATTATTATTTGGGTTATTAGGTGTTGTTATATGCTCAACTTCAGCATAACCATCTCTAGTAAATGCTTTTGTAATAAATTCATTTAAAGCGTTTGTAGCCTTATTTAGTTTTACTTTTCCTGATGCTGGTACAAATCTTTGTATTCTAGGTATTACATAGTCCTCGCTTTCATATAGTTTTCTTTTTACTATAAAGAATTCAATATTAATGTTTTCTAAGGGCACATTGAAGGTTTCACTAAAAAACTTTTTATATAATATTAATTGGAATTGTTTATCTTCATCTTTTTTAGCCCATTTACTCCACCCGCTAGTTGATGTTTTTATATCAATTATATCAAATTTGTTTGTATTTTCATTATATAATACGACATCTAAATAACCTTGGTATATTACGTTTGTATAACGTTTATTAGGTGTGATTAATATAGGTACTTCAATACCTGCTAAATATGTACCCCTTTTAGAAAAATATTTTCCTCTATTTTTCATTAAGTGTGTTATAATATTAATACCATCATTAAAAAATTCCCTTAATTGGATAGCATCACTAAAATGACTACCTCCATTTTTTTTATACTGTACCCTATACTCTTCTGATAGTTTTTCTTCAAATAAACCTATAATATCTTCTCTATCAGCCGCCGCTGCACTTACATCATACATTATAGTTAAATAATGCTGTACAGCTTCATGTAAAGCTGTTCCAAATACTGTGTGTATTGTAGGAGTATATTGTTTATGACCTTCTTTATATTGTAATGACCATTTTTTAGGACATTGTCTAAACATTGAAAGTTGAGAGAAAGAAACATTTTTCTGGAACGCATGGTTTATGGGTTCAGGGTTATAGTTTCTAACTAAATTTACAATAGCGGGGATTTTTTTCTTTGCCATTTATTTCCACTTACCTCGAGTAACTAACATTGCTATAATTCCATAATTAGATATATCAACCCAACTATCAATTGATGCTTCGCCAGCAACATAAGTTTTACCATTACGTTTTAATATGTTTTTTAAACGATTAATTTTGTCATTACATCTAAGCCATATACCTGTAAGTGAAAGATCTTTATCTTCAGGTGAGTTTAAATCTGAACCTAGTGAAATATTTCCTAAACCATAATCCATCATTTTACTAGCAAATAAATCATATTGTTCTTTTTGAATTTTTTTAAATTCAAGTGCTAATTCAGGATAGGTTTTTTCAAAATCAGATTTAATTCTTATTTCTCCTGGTTTTATATTTTCAGATTCTGGGTTGTTTTCGTAATATTTTTCTACTGTGCTGCTCATTTTATTAGTGATTTTTGATCAAAATATATTTTTAACGTATTTAATCGGTCATCAGCATCTACTAAAGATATTAATGCTTCCTCAGCATTTTTATAAAAATCTTCAGTTGAGTGATCACCAATACCTACTGCTTTATTACCTAATAAATCTAATGATAATAATGCTTTTGCTCTATCAGCTTCAGCTGATGTCTTTAACATATTGTAAAGTTCTAAGTTCATGTTTTTAATAGTTGGGTTATTTCTTTTTTTTCTTTTCCTATAGATATTAGGATGTTTTTAATTTCTTGTTTTTTTATTACGTCAATATAATGATCTGCTTCATGGAATCCACACTCAAAATAGTCAGCTATTAGACTTAATAAATCTTTATTTTTTGGTTTTTTGGTTGTTTTAATATACTTATTCCATACTTTTTTCTTAGGAATCATACTACAATAAAAATTATAAATGCCTACTTTATCAGTAGGGTGCATTCTTTGAGCTATATTAGCTATTTCAATATTTTTTCTTCCCATAGAAATAAATCTATGAACCATGTAAGAATTCCAACTATCCCAATCTTCATCTGAAAATTGAGATGATGGTGATTTCTTAACTGTTATTTCATCTAACCAATCCCAGAGTTTCATTTGTTGTATTGTGGGTGTTGTGATTTCCATCCTCTATAATATAAATCTTGAGTAGCTTCATTTATACCCCAATATCCTCTTGTTAATCTATCCCAATGAGGGACTGATTTAAAATCAATGGGTGCTCTATTTTGGTAAAAATTTGCCCACCCATCTATTTTAGTTGTAAATGGTGATGCTATAGGGTCAGAATTTAAAGTACCATGTTCTACTCTTCCTAATCCAGCACAAGTCATAATAAACATACCATTAGGTTTTAAATGGTTAATCATATTTGCAATTGTTAAATCATAAAAAGGATCATGTTCAAATACTTCAAATGCTGATACTACATCAAATTTTTTATTGCTTTTATAATCATGTCCCCTACCAACCCAATTAACATATAATCCATCTTCTAAGTCAACACCCACCCACTCACAATCTTTAACGTGAGATGTTGGGTGAGGTTGTCCATTAGCTGATCCTATGTCTAACCATCTTTTCTTATAAAAGAATTCAGGATAAAGACATTTAGTCTCATAAATAAAGTGCATTGGTTCGTGGTGCATTATGCTATAGTATGATTTTTGTATTCATCTCTTAATTCAACCGGGATTGTTGATGTCAATATTTTTCCTGTAGTAGGATCATAAAACACAGGGATGGGCATAATTGCATCTTCTTCAGCACCTACTACAAATTTAGATACTTGACGAAGTAATACTCCTTGTTGAAAAACTACTCCACCTGATGGAGTTTCGATTGATGTAGTGTTTTTTACATCTACATTCATTTGTTGAGCTTGAGGTTGTTTTGCCATTTTTAGTTGTTTTTATTTGTTTTTTTAAAATCTATTATAAATCCAATCGCTACTAAAATATTTAAACCTACACTAGCGATTATTTCATGTAAGTCTTTGTATACATTTAAATTTAAATGTACATGCCCTATTACCCAAAATGGGATTGCCATTTGTTGACTATACCATATTAAAGCAAATTCTATAAATTTCCTCATTAAACATTAATTAACTGATTTATTAATGCCATACAATTAATTTCTTTATCAATTCTAAAATTAGATTGATATGAGTATTCATTAATATGATATGCTACCATTCCTTCTTTGCCTAAAGCAAATATATGAGCATGATCATAAAGGTATCTATATAATTCTTCAAAATCTTGGACATTTGCATCCGCAATTATTTGTCTAATATCATTAAATCTTGGCTTATCGTTAGATAATTCTTTTAATACTTTTGTCATATAATTAGACGATACTAATGCTGTTGTGTCTAAATTTAATGTATTATCTGTTGTAGATACCTGTATAGTATTAAGCATTTTACGAACATCAGGATAATTATTGTTAACTACAATTGCTAAATCATCTACGCGTACTTTAATTTCTTCTTTATCAGTAACTTTCTTTAAATGTTTAACAATATCTAATTTACTAGGGGGTATAACTTTTAATGTTTGACATCTTGATTGTAAAGGATCTATAATACGTTCAATAAAATTACAAGTTAAAATAAAACGTGTAGTTCTGGAGAAAGTTTCAATTACATTTCTTAATGATGCTTGTGCTTGTATAGTTAAAAAATCTGCTTCATCTAATATAACAACCTTAAGTGGTTTAAATGACATTGTACTAGCAAATCCAGATACTTTATCTCTAATTGTTTCAATACCTCTTTCATCAGAAGCATTAATATAAATAAAATCACATTCTATATTCTTAACAATTAATTTTGCTAGTGTTGTTTTTCCAGTTCCTGCAGGTCCGTAAAATATCAAATTTTGAATATCATTTTGATTAATATAGCTTGATATTGATTTTTTAATACTTTCATTACCTACATAATTATCTATGTTTGTAGGACGATATTTTTCTACTAGTAATCCGTGATCTTTCATAACTTTTATTTTATATAATATACAAAAATTTATTTAAATACCCAAACTTAAATACCTTGTCTAAATTCACCATACATACCATAAACTTTAGGTTTATCTTTTGGAATTTCAACTTTAGATGTTTGAATAGCATATAATTTACTATCAAGGGGATCTAACCTATAAGCACCTGTAAATCCTGTTTGGTGGTAAAATGCTTCTAAAGCATCTGTTAAATTAGGAAATACTTCTTTTTTAATATCACCTTGGAGTGACCACCTGTCTCCAGGTGGCACTCTTGTGGCAATCAGTTCATTATGTTCAACTGTTTTCTTTTCCATAATTTACATTTGCATCATTGGTGCAGAAGTTTCTGGGATTGGATCTTTAATTTCAGGATGATCTACTACTACACACTCAGTTAATAAAATAGTTCCTGCTACAGAAGCTGCATTTTCAAGAGCTGTTACTGTTACTTTTGTAGGATCTAAAATTCCTGCTTCTTCCATGTTAACAGTTATACCTTTACTTAAATCATAACCAGCCCAAAAATCATCTTCCCCACCACAAAGATCCATTGCTAGCATTTCGGCACGAGTATTATCATACCCAGCATTAACTAATATTTGATTAAATGGTTTACTACATGCATTTTTAACAATTTTATATCCTATAGAATCAGTTTTTAATCCATTAGAAGCATATAATAATGCAGCTCCTCCTCCAGGTACAATACCTTCTTCTAGTGCCGCTTTTGTTGCATGTAAAGCATCATCTACTCTATCTTTCTTTTCATTCATTTCGGTTTCAGTATAACCCCCAACATGAATAATAGAAACACCACCTATCATTTTTGCTAAACGAGATTGAAGATGTTCTATAATATACGGAGTATCTTCTTTTTCAATTTGAGATTGTAAATTTGCAACATGATCATTTATTTCTTCTGCACTACCTTTACCATCAACAATAGTTGTTTGTTCTTTTGAAATAGTTACAGCACGTGCTTCTCCAAACCAATCATAACTGAATTTGTCAAGTTTCATGCCTTTGTCTTTATCAAATACTACACCTCCTGTTAATTTAGCTATATCTTCTAAAATTAATTTTCTTCTATCACCAAAATCAGGGGCTTTAATTGCTGCAACTTTAAGGATTCCTCTTGCTTTATTAACAATAAGGGTAGCTAATGCTTCCCCCTCAATATCTTCAGCAATTATAAGTAATGATTTATTTGCGCTTGAAACACCCTCTAAAATAGGTAATAAATCTTTAACTTGAGTAAATTTATGATCAGCAATTAAAATATAAGTATCTTCGAGAGTACAATTCATAGTAGAATTATCAGTAACAAAGAAATGAGATTTATATCCTCTATCAAATTGCATACCCTCAACAGTTTCCAAATATGTTTCTCCTGTTTTAGATTCTTCAATATGTACAACTCCGTCTCTACCAACTTTTTCAATAGCTGTTGAAATTAAATTTCCGATTTCAACATCATTATTTGCTGATACCGTTGCGATTTGTTGTAATTGTTCTTCAGATGAGATTTCTTTTGAAATATTTTCTCTAATAATAGTAATAACTTCTTTTACTGCTTTATCAATATCACGTTTTATTTCATTAGCATTTTCTCCATTATTAAGATGATTTAATCCTCCTTTAACTAATTCGCGTGCTAGAAGAGTTGATGTTGTTGTTCCATCACCTGCTTTTTCATTTGTTTTCGTTGCTGCTTGTTTTACAAGCTGGGCTCCTAAATTTTTAACTAAACCATGAACTGTTATATTTTTAGCTACAGTAACACCATCTTTTGTGTGTGTTGGTCTATAGTTATCATCATAACCATTATGGTCAATTAATACATTTCTTCCGTTAGGTCCTAAAGTACACACAACAGCATCAGCCAGAATATTAATTCCTTCCATAACCTCTGCTCTTGCCTCAGGTCCAAACTTTACTTCTTTATTTGTAAATAGTGGCATTTTTTTGTTTTTTTATTTGTTAATTTTAGCTAATATTTGATTTTCTGGTCCTACCCAGTACTCTTCACCATCATAAGGTAATTTTGTAAAACCTTGAGTAGGAAGTACTACTACATCCCCTACTTTACTAATAGTTTTAACAAATTCCCCCATAAGAGTGTTTTGTCCTGGTCCAACAGATATAACTTCACCTGTTTGGTTTTTTTCATTACCCATATCTGGAACAATAATGTTACCGTGTTGAGTTTCTTCTGCCTCTATTGGTTTAACAATAACAGCATTAAATAGTGCTTCTAATTTCATAATCCTTTATAATTTTGTAGTTTTTTTAATTCAATTAATAATTCGTCCCATCTTTTAACATATTCTCTTATGCTTTTATAATGATCTTTTTCATTATTTAGCTTTAATGTAGCTATCTTTTGTAAAGAAGCTCCAAATGAAGAATAATGTCCTAAAGGTTTTTCGTAATCTTTACCTTCACTACCTTTTTCAAGATATTTTTCCTGTGGTGTTACTATCTCATACACTGTATAACAATGTGTGTCTTTCCCTACAAAGTAGGGGTGTAGAATAGGATCTGTGATTTTTGCCATATAACTTTAATTTTTATTTATTTATAACGTCAATATACGAAAAACATATCAATAAACCAACCTAAAGGGCGCTTAAGGTTACTTAATTTTAATTGCTTTTGGTTTTGCTGAGTTAGTTAATGGTATTGAAATTTTCAATAATCCATTATCCATCCCGGCATCTATTTTTGTTAAGTCAAATTTAGGGGCAATTTTATATCCTAAACTAAACGATTTTTTACTCAAACCATGATAAATATATCCGGAGAAATCTTCATCATCCTTAGGTTTTGAATAAGATATCCTTAATACATCAGATTCAATTTCAATTGAAATATCTTCTTTTGTAAGACCAGTACATGCAATCTCGAAGTAAAGTCCTTCTTGATCGTAGTAAATATCTAGTGGATGTGGTTGTTTTGAATTTAATGCAGGAGCGTATGCTTCATCTGCTTTGAAAAAATTTCGATATAAAATATCGAATGGGGTGTGTTCATAAAATAATGTACTCATATCATTTGGTTTTGTGATGTCTTTCGATCATCGATTAATAAAAATAAAACGTGCGCCCTTAGGTCAATTTATTATACGTATGTTAAAATTCAGTTTCTGCTTTCCTTACTATAAAATAATTTGAAGAAATGCCATCTAATGAAAATTCTAAGTGAATTAATCCCATACTACTCAAATATAATTTACCACCCCCCATGTCTTTATTAGCTTGGAGAATGGTTTTAAATGTATCCGAATTGAATGGTAATTTAATGTTTTTTTCTTTAATATCTCCCTGTATTTGATATGTAATTTTATTATTATGTCCTGATTCGTCACCAAATACAAATTCAATTACATCCTCACCATCTAAATTAGTTGATGTAGTTATTAACATATTATCAATTTGAGATAATGCACTTTTTGCTTTAATTATATTATCAATATCCTCAGTAGTCAAATTTATTTCAACAACCCATTCAGGTATTGTTACTTCACCTACTTTGTTAATTAGTAGTGGATCTGATAATGCATAATTTAAATTAAAATTTAAATCTGATATTTTAAGTTTTGTACATATTGCATTATTTTTTTCTAATTCTAAAAGTAAATCTCCATTGCATATATTAACTAAACTTGACAGTTTTTTAGTATCATAAATTGCTAATTTACTATCTTCCAGTTGGAAATCATTACAAGAAACATTCCCTATAACATCTTTTGAAGGAGTCATAAAATCAATATTTATTGAATTATTTTTAATTACCCACTTTACAGATTCATTCTGTCCAAGATAATATTTATTAATTATAGATTGAAGGGTTAGTTTATTTATCATTTTTTAGTATAAGTTTTGTCGTTTATTACTAGTTTATCTACTATTCCGTTGTCCAAATGTACAAAAGCTTCTTCAGGGCGACAAACTATAGGCTCACCATGTATATTAAAGCTAGTATTTAATAAAACCGGGATGTCTGTTATTTGTCTAAAGCAATCTAATAAATTATAAAATTTAATATTTGAATCTTTAGTAACTATTTGTATTCTTGCTGTTTTATCAATGGGGTGAACAACAGCTGGTATTTTATCATACCATTCTTTTCTTGTATCATACAACATAGTCATAAATTCAGCTGTATATCTAGATTTATTAACAATAAATACTTTATCAGCATAACCATCTAACACTACAGGAGCAAAAGGCATATTATCGTTTCTTTGTAATCTATCATTGATTTTTTTATAAGTACCAGGAATACTTGGATCAGCAATTATACTTCTATTACATAATGCTCTAGGACCATGTTCATGTCTCCCATTAAACCACCCTACTATCTTACCTTCTTTTAAATCATAAGCTAATGATGATTCATCATAAGGTCTAATATAATATTTTTCATGGTCATCTTTAACTTCTCCAAAAGCACACCACTTTCCCATATTCGGAAGTAAATTATGTTCTTTTAATTCTTTATCACCATAGGATGTTCCTAAATAAATATCTTTTAATCTAAATGGTTTAAAATCAGGATTTTTTGATTTATGGACTGTTAATGCTGCCCCTAAAGGTAAACCTTCATCTCCCATAGGAGGAGCAATAAAAACTTCATCTACCCATTCTAACTCATTAATTTTTTTGTTTAATTTAACATTTGCAAATACACCACCAGCTAGTGTTAATTTTTTTACCCAAGGATAATTATTATGGCACCAATTTATTAATTCTAACATTTTTTCTTCAAAAACTAATTGACCATTATAAGCTAAATCTTCTGGTTTGTATGAATGGGGGCCATCAGCTAATAGTGGGTTTTTATCTACAAATAATTTATAAAAATCTTCATAGATTTTACGTGAATTTCCTATAGTTCCTAATGGATGTTCAGCATCCGTATTATTTGATGAAGGATCTATAGTAATACATTCATTAAAGGCTTTATATATCCAATCAACATACTCCCCATGAGATGATAATCCAACTATTTTACCCTCATCCTTTAACCTTCTAAATCCTAAAAGTTCAGTAAGCATACAATAATAATGACCTAAAGATTTAGTATTTAAAGAATATTGTTTTACAAGTTCTAAATCCCCATCTTTTCCGTAATAACACCTACCCCAATCTTCATCTCCAGCTCCATCAACAGATATTACTAAAGCATTTTCCTGGAAGCCACTACAATAATATGATAAATTACAATGAGCTTCATGGTGGTTTACTCTTATCCATTTCTCTTCGGGGAATGAGCCTAAGCCCATTCCTTCCCATATTTCTTTACTTACTTTTAAAGGGAAAGTAGTTACTATATAATCTAAATTATCCCAATCCCAATCTTCTTCATACCAGACATTCTGTCCGCATCTCCAAGGATATCTAAATAGATTATCAAAATAATCTTGATAACTTCTAATTCTGTTAAATCTTTCTTCTTCAAAAGCAAATATAGGTTTGCCATCTTTTAAATAAGCCAATCCACAACTATGCATCCCTCCAGTTAAAGCTAGTATCTTCATATTGTTTAAAATTTAAAAAATAATTCTTTGTAAGGGTTTAAATTTAAAGTCCATCCTAAATCATTATAAAACCCTTCTAATTTATTTAATAAAATAGATTCAAATATTTTCTTCCTGTCAGCATGCTGTTCAATAAATAAACGTATCTTTTCAGGTAGGTCATATTCTAAAAATGCTATTGCATCAATTTGATAAGCGTTTGGTTTCAAATAAATCCATTTAATTTTATCACCTTGGGTTATTTGATTATGAGATTTATTTAACCCCCAAAAATTTAATAAATCATTATATCTAATTACAGCTCTAACGGCTGCCGGTGCGCCCTTGGCTACAACTGTAAACATTTCCCCAGCTCTTGCTTTACGTTCAGTGTATTTGTTGAGAGTTTTTACAGATGTTGGGTTACCTAACTCAGTTAATGAAATATCCCCACCTAATATTTCTTTTTTAAATTTTTTAACTCTAGCATCAATTTCATCTTGCTTAGTCCCTTTTAAAACATCTACTAAAGCACTATGAAAAAATCTACCTAATACTGGTGGGAAATTTGCTTTTTTAAATTCGAGACCCTTTACATCAAGTGATTCTTTTACAATACCTTCTTGTTTTGTAATCCACTGAGCATATCTTCTAGTTGCCCTAAAATAAGCTGCTCTAATAACACATTCAGTTTTCATATCTAACCTATGTTTTCCTTTAGCATTAAAACAATCTGATGCTAATGAATCATAAGATTTAGTAACTATGCTTTCATAGTCCATTGCTATAACTTCCAATTTATTATCTTTATCTTCTTCAGACATTTCATCAAAATTGCTATGTCTAAACCTTAATAGGGGTTCTGCATGTATATAAATTGAATCTGTATCTGAGTATGCTACGTAATTAGTATCTTCAGAATCACAAATCCACCATGGAGTATCTTCTAAATGTTTCATTATACTTTTATTTCTTTATTTATTTCTCTATTGGCTGATAGTGCAGATTCTTGTATTATACGCTGTCCACTAAGCGTTATAGCTTCAGATAATATAACATTCCCATAACGGAATGATCCTAAAGCTGTTGCACCATATAACGAGTTAAGTAAAATTTTCATTGTATATTGTTTCATATGAAAGGCAGCACCTAATTCTTTATTATTAGATTTATATGCCTTTTTCATTGCATTTTTATACTTAACCCTTTCATCAAACCATTTTTTTAATATAGTAGATAAAACAGATTCACGATTAGTAGCAAACATTACTCCATTAGCTGATATTGATAGATCATTATTTTCAATGGTTTTGATTAATTTACCAACTGTAATTTTATTTCTGCTTCTTTTAAGATTTTCAATAATTAATTCTTCGGCATAATCTCTGCTTTTTAAATCATTTAAACCCAAACGATTATTTCTATCATCAGCATCTATAATCCTACCAACCATAGTTTCTTTACCAATATTAACAGTCATAATAATTGATGGATATAGTGATGTTAAATCTAAATCAAATACATAATTGTAAATCCCAGCTTTAGGACAAAATAAATAACCACCAGCATAATTTTTCTTTGATAGTGGGTTACGATCTTTAGCAGGTGGAATTATTTTTTTACTTAAAAGATAAGCTGATATAGCTCCATCTTGTGTTTTTGTATTAGCGTATACTTCACTATAATTATGTTTACCCTTATGTGCTAAATTTTTAACTAAAGATAAATATTCTAATTTTTCATCTAATACTTTTAATATTTCAACATCACGAAAATTATATTGAATAAACTTTAAAGGATCATCTTCAAATAGTTTATCTAAATTACCTTCATAATCGATTTTTTTAAGTTTAGCATATTTTTCACCAATTGCATCTAATTTAAATGATGGTTCATCTGCCCAACTAAATTTCTTATGTAAACGCATATAATCTAAAGACTCAACACCTGCTATTTGAATGTATTGGTCTTTAAACCATGGGGTTTCTCTAACATAACCAATAGGAGATAAATAACGAGCAATATCTTGTCCTAAAACATTACACATTCTGTAGTATAAATAAGGAACATCAAAATAATCACTATTCCATCCTACTATTATATCGGGATCAATTTCTCTAAACTTTTCTAAGAATTTTAATAATAATTCTTCTTCAGTAGCACAAGGTATAATTTCTTTAGTTTTAGCTTTAGTTCTTGATAATTTAGATTTAGGGTCTAAAATTAAAATAGCCCACTCATCAACTTGTTTATCGTACCAAGCAATTGAAGTTACTTTTTTAGGTGCTGATTTGATGTAATCCTCAGTAAGAGCATCCCCCATTTCAGTTTCTATATCAAAGAAAAATTCCTTTTGAGTTGTTGATGGTTCATCATTAATACCATATTTTTCAACTAGAAATTTTTGATACGGGGTCATATCATGAAAATGAAGTCTTGAATTGTCAGATTTCCAGTTAGAAATTTTCTTTAAAGACTCACCATTTAAACCTTCATGTGAAGCTTGATTATCATCACACTCAATATAAGCTTGATTAGTCCATTCAATTTTACTGTAACCTGTATCTTCCCAAAGATGAATAATAAAGTTATTACCTTTTATTCTTTGTGCAAAACATTTTTTATACATTTATAACCTATTTTGACCCGAATATAATGAAGGCTTAACCCGTCTCCAAGTTAAGCCTCATTACTTTTAAAAAAATTTATTACTATAAAGTAACGTAATTTACTACTAATGTAATTTTAGCATCAGCTACTAATGCATTTACAGCAACTATTGATCTTACAAATAGTGATTGATCTGCTGCAAAGTATTTAACTGCTCCATCTACAAATGCAAATGCTGTTCCTCCTGTTGCCGGAATGCTGCCTATGCCTTGAACTGCTCCTAATGCTACTGCACCTCCTGCAGCTGCTACAGTTGCTGCCGCGCAAATCTCTGCTCCACCTGAAGTTGAGCCAACTGCTAATGATAAAGTACCTGCGGCTCCTAAATCTACTGCACTTGTAAATACTGCTGATACATCAGTTATTACTGATCCTGCTGGTACGATACTTAAAAATCCAGTATCTACTGTTGCTGTTCCTAATGGTACTGTAAATGCTATTCTTGATGATCTTGCTGTTGTTGCTAGATAAGTTGCCGTCGCATCAAGACGTGTAACTAAATCTCTTTCTGGGTTTGATCCACTTTCGTATTCGAAATCTTTTAATGGGTCAAAATTGTAATTTGTTTCTTCCATGGGTTTGTTGTTTGTTTATATTAATAATTATTGTAAATTGTATACAGTAATACATATAACTTACCCCAGCAAAATTAAATGTTTTTTATCTCACTATCTGTAAAAAATTGCTTTAAATTTGGTCTATAGTAATTAATATTTTTCATTACTTTTTTATCACGTGTTCTATAGACAATATAATATTTACCAACCTTTTCATAGTGACACGGTTCATTTTGCTCCT